GAAAAGTCAAAACAGACCATAGATTCGATTTTACAGGCTATGGTAGCGGCTACACAGTGCGCTTTTGATGAAAAAGATCTGAAATACGGCAAAGAACTATGTGATTACACGCTTGAAAGCATAGAAAAGGCCATAAAACTGTTTACGAATGGTACTTTTGCCGACTTAGAGGATTATGCACAGGAGAATAAGACCACATTTGACTATATAGAGTGGCATTATCAGGCTTTAAAAGCTGCGGCACCATATTATGTGGATAGTTTCAAACTTTACATTGAGAGAGACAGGAAACGCAAGGATAGATTTTACGAACCGAGGCGAAAAACGCTAAAAAAGGTCTCAGATGCGATACAAAGGCTTGAAAATGACGAATTAGACGTACTGTTTATTCATCAGCCACCGAGAACGGGTAAATCCGGCGACTTGACAATGGACACGACATGGCATTGCTCAAGAGATACAGAGGCCTCAAACCTTTATGTTACATACAAAGAGGGATTAGGCGGGGCATTTATCGACGGAGTACAGGAAATTATTACGGATCCTACATACAGATTTGCAGATGTATTCCCGAGAGTAAAGATCACGTCAACGGACGCCAAAAACAACAAAATGGACTTAGGTACTGACGCAAGACGCAAGAAAAAGTACAAAAGTTTATCGGGGAAAGGTTTGGAGTCGGGACTTAACGGAGAATACGATGCTTCGGGTTGGCTAATAATCGACGATCCGCTTGAAGGTGTCCAGGACGTAATGTCAAAAGAGGTTTTAAAGCGTAAGCAAGAGATTTTTGACAACAACGTGCTATCCAGAGCAAAAGAGAAGTGCAAAATCATCCTTATGGGTACTATTTGGGACGAACACGACCTATTTTCGACCTATAAAGAGTTTTTGGAACTTCATAAGGACGAATTAAGGGTAGAAGAGATAAGAATACCGGCGCTTGATCCTGACACAGACGAATCAAACTTTGATTATGATTACGGAGTGGGATTTTCAACAGAGCATTACCGCAGAATACGTTCAAAGCACGAATTGAACGACGATATGGTAGGTTGGCTTGCGCAGTATCAGCAGAGTCCTATTGCGAGAGAGGGAGCTGTATTCAAGCCGGATTCTATGAATTACTTTACAGAGTTACCAGAGGGCGAACCTATTAAGAAAATAGCGCATTGCGACGTTGCATTAGGTGGCGGAGACTACTTATCGTTCCCGATAGCGTACTATTATGAGTTGCCGGATGGTTCACTTAGAGGATATGTGCCGGATGTGGTCTTTGACAATTCAGAAAAACATGTTACACAGCCACAGGTTGCGGGGAAAATAATAAGGCACAACTTAAAAAACGTGCATTTCGAGAGCAATCAGGGTGGAGAAGGCTATAAGGACGACATAATAAGGATTTTAAACGAAAAAAAGTTCCGATGTAATGTTACATCAGATTGGGCGCCTGTTACAAAGCGTAAGGAACAAAGAATATGGGATTGCGCGCAAGAAATAAGAGAACTATATTACCTTGCTCCTGAACTGAGAGACGGTCAATATCGTAAATTCATGCAAAATCTATTTAGTTTTACTATGAACATGAAGAAGAGGGCAAACGATGACGCACCAGATAGTCTTGCTGGCCTTGTAGACTTTGCAAATTATGGCAGTGGTATAGAAGTCGCAGAAATAATGTCAAGTCTGTTTTAGGGGTAAATATGGCGTATTTACAAGGGCAACCGCCGAAAGATAAAGCAATAGCATATTGCCATTATTCCTTGCATAAAGGGTATTTATCGGCGAGACTTTTAAAACTGCATGGGTGTCTTACCAAACAATGCCCTTATTTAGAGATATACACTGATAAACAGTTCTGGAAAGATCGAAAACGCCGAAGAAGCGATAAGAAATTAAGGGAATACCTTAAAAAAGGAAATATAGAGGGCATAGGAGACCATATAGCGAGGATCATATATGAGAATAGTTCACAAGAATTGGGCGATACAGATATTCGGGGACAGGATGACAATATCGAACAGTGAAGGCAAGGTAGTTTTTGAGGGCAAGAAGCCGGAAGATGCACTTTGCACCGAAGAGAGATTGAGGCAGCTAATAGAGGTTATACAAAGGGAGAAAACAAAATGTATAAAGGGAAATATTTAAAGAAATTTAGTATAAGTCCAAAGAGATACAAGGAACTTTGTGGTTTTTGTGAGCAATACCCGGAGTGGAAAGAGGAAATCAAGAATTATTCCTTCACCAAAGGCATAGCATACACACAGGAACTTAAAAGTATAACTAACAACATATCAAATCCCACGGAAGAAGCAGCAATGCGTTTATCGGAGAGACTATCAAACTGCGAACTGATAGAGAGAGTTGCAAAGGAAGCAGAGCCGGAGTTTTGGATGGCAATAATAAAGTCGGCATGTTATGAAGTATCTGTAACTTATCTTATTGGATTTGAGGATTTACCGTTAAGTAAGTCCGCATTTTACAATCGTAGGAGATACTTTTTCTACTTGCTTGACCGAGAAAAGGGGAAGAGGTAAAAAGGTGGAATTTTGGTCGTTTTTCCACTTTATAATAATTATAGTGGCAATGCCACAAAGGGAAACTGACGTTTTTGTACTCATTTTTAACTCCTTCAAACAGGGCGTTACCGGGTTGGTAGCGTCCTTTTAATTTCAGAAAGGAAAAACGATGACACTTTTAGATATTATCTCAGCACTTAATACGAAAGAAGTAACTGTAACTGTTAAGGATTCGGCTACAGATAAGGATATCATCACTTTTATTTCCGAAGGGATCGCCGGAGTTGAGTCTGATCTATCAGCAAGACCTGTAATATCATGGTCGATAATAGGGGCAAGTAAGATAACTGTAAAAGTGGGCGAGGGAACCTAATATGCAAATTGGTCGCTATACGCTGTTTACAGATGTAAGCGCGGTAACACAAGACAATGTAATAGAGGTTATTCAGAGCGTTTTGCCTAACTTAGAGGCCAATAGATCAAGATGCCAGTTCCTTTTAGAGTTTGAAGCCGGAGAACAGCCGCTAAAACGTGAAAAGTTAGTCCGCCCTGAAATAGATGTGCAGACAGTCGATAATGTGGCGCATGAAATAGCAGAGTTTAAAGAAGGCTATCATTGGGGCAATACTATAAATTTTGTACAGCGTGGAACGAAAGACAGCGGAAACACGAATGAGACCGATGCCATTGCACTTCTTAATGAATGTTATGCCGCTGAGAATTACGGCGGGAAACAGGCGGAATTGGGACGTTATATCGAAATATGTGGCGTAGGCTATGTATATGTTGATATTAAGTCTGATTATGAAGATGGGGACTCATTCTTTAAGTATGAAGTTCTTGTCCCGGGGTTTGCCGGAGTAGTGCGCTCGACAGCTTATAGCGACAAACGGATAGTGTTAGGCATTTCATATAGCATTGATACACAAGGTAATCGCCATTACACGGCATTTACCAATGAAATGCGCTATGAAATATCCGAGTGGACTATTGTAAATGGTAAACCTGTTAAAGATCATGTATGGAACCATAACGAGCGCAGTGGCGAGAGAAATCCGTTAGGGGTAATACCTATTATCGAATATGAACGTTCCAAAGATAGAATGGGCGTATTCGAGAGAGAAATACCTGAAATGGGTAGGCTCAATCTTATGCTTTCGGATATTGGAAATGACGTTGACCAAGAATGTCAGCAGATATGGCACGCTAACGACGTAGAGTTTCCGCATAAGAAAGACGCAGACGGTAATCCTACAGATGAAATAGAAAGACCTAAGTCGAATGATTGGGTAAGGACAAAGACCACAAGGGATGGTAAGACGCCATTTATCAAGCCTTTAGGTTCAGAGTATGATTACGATGGTCTTACTAAAACGTATTTGACTTCCAGAGCGCTTATTTTGCAGAGGTGCTATACACCATGCCGCAATGATGATTCAGGCGGCTCTACTGGCATTGCAATGAGTGATGCGACAGGATGGAGTGCTGCCGAACAAGTGGCTTGCAAACAACAATTACTTACCGAAGCATCGAAGATGGATGAGGTTAAAATTGTACTGAAAGCAATCAAGAAGAATCCTAAGCTCCCGTCA